TATTATACTTTGTTAAATCTTCTGGTAACAGTTTTGTTTCAAAATATAATTTTCTATCTTCATCATTCGGTTTTTTAATTTCATATTTTTTATCAAAACGAGAAGGTCTATCTTTAATTCTATCGGGAATTTTTTCGATATTATTGGTTGTTGCTACATAAACAACATTTGTTATTGAATTTAAACCATCTAGGAAATTTAAAAAAATTTCTTCACCGTACTTATCAATAATTAAATCAATATCCTCAATTATACATAATATTGGTCTTTCTTTTTCAACTTTTCTAATTAATTTGGCAATTTCAACCCAATTGTCTGGCACGTCAAAATAAACCGAAATACCATTTCTATTTTTTATTTCTTCAACTAATAAATAAATTAAACTTGTTTTACCACAACCAGGATCACCATGTAATATAATACCTCTCTTTGGGTTTAGATTATAATTGATAAATTTTTGTTTATTATCCCAAAAAATCTTTAAATCTGAAACAATTTTTTCATGTGGTAATGAGGGTAAATTAAAGAAATCTTCACTTTTATATTCCATTTTAGTTAAACCGTACCCTTGGCTATCATTATACGTCATTGAAAACAAACCAGGTGGTATTGTATCGACACACTTAAAACTAAAGAAAAAGTTTTTATTATCTACTGTTACCCAAGATTCAACGGTTGGTAACATTTCATTGATGACCTCCCTATCATGTTCAATTTGCATTTCTTCTAATGTTTGTAATATATTATGTTCCATCATTTATTTTTTTGAAAAAAATTTAAAATTATTTTTTTGTACAGTATCTATTGTCTGAAGTGCTAAAATTGTAACTTGGTTAGTTAGCGCTTCAGAATTAAATTTAATAAATTTTTTTGGGTATACTGTAACTTCAATGAACATGAAGCTTTTTTTATTTAAAGAAAGACCAGATGATCTTAGATCTAAATCCACGATAAAATTTTCATGGAAAAAGGTTCTGTCTAAATTTTCTTTTAGTTTTGATATAATATCTTTTCTTATTATTCTAATTTTATTATCGAAATTAATTATTTCATTTGGTTGCACCCACGATTCAACGTTAATGTATAGTGCATTTAGTTTTGATGCATCAATAGTACCATACTTTACTCTAAATGAGTCATTTTTAAAAAGAGCTTTCTCTTTTCCGAATTTTGTAAACATTTTCTTTTCATTTTTTTTACTTTTTTATTATTAACAATGTTATAATAATAGTAAAAAAAAACCAAAAAAACAAATTTTAATTAAATGATTCTTTTAATGTTACTATACTTTCGATTTGTTGAATAGTTGGGGTTTGGTTTTTAATTTTAGTTAACTTTTGTTTAACCTCAACTAATTTTTTGATAGTGGTTGAATCATCAGCATTAAGTATTTTATTATCAACAACTTCTGTTGTTTCGTTAATTAAATTTAAATAAAAATTATTGATTTTCTCATTATCATTTTCAACAAATAACTCCAAAATTTTTGATTCTGTTTCATTTAATCTAGAAACATTTTCATTAATTTTTTCATGTAAGACTTTAAATTTTGATTTATAATCAATAACTTCTTTATCTTTTTTTGTTATTTGTTTAATTAATTTAACTTTTAATGTCGCTTTATCTTTTAAATTGATATTCTCATTGAAAATCAATTGGTCTAACTTATATTCAACACTAGCATCATTACTGGTTGAAACGGACTCCTCAATATAATCTAATTTAGTAATTTGTGTTTTATCAAAACTCTTTAAATAATTTATTGACTCCTCAACAAATTCTTTTGCGATTGATTCATCATCAAAATTAACTTGTTTAAAAAGATCATAAAGCTCATAAAATTCTTTTAAATCTTTATTTTCTTTAATCGTTTTTATGTATTTATTAAATTCTTTTTTAAAGGCTTCTTCACCTTTATCTAAATAAATTTTTTCTAAATTACTTAAAATACTCTCATTAATTGCACCAAACATAATATTAATTTTTATATAAATAGATTAAGATTATAATAAAGTTTAATCTTTAATTAGTTTATTAATTTCTTCTATTGTTTTATTTAAGGATTCGTTTATTTTACCTCTTCTGTTTTCAATTCTTTTTTTAGTGATTTCAGCTAAGTTTTCTATTGGTTCCTCAATAGGTTCTGTTGTTTCAACACCACCTTCAGCACCTAATTCCGTTGCAGCTTCTTCACCACCAGCTTCTGGTGTTTCAAGAGGTGTTGTAAAATCCATACCAACACCACCGCCACCGCCACCAGATATTGCTGTATCCAATTCAGATCCAGGTTCGGTGGTACCACCAGCACCAGCTGTTGTCATATTCTCAGGATTAATTTTATAAGCTTTATATATTTCTCTAAATAAACCAGTTTGTTTAATAGTGTCAGCCAATATTTTTAATTCTTCACCACCAGCTTTTTCAACAGCTTGTCTTTGAACATCTAATTTAATTTCTTCTTCAGACATACCAAGAATTTCTTTTTTAGCCCAGGTCATTGAAACCGCACCATATCCATTACCAGCATCAGATACTGCATCGCGATATAATTGTATTTTTTCTTTCCAGTTTTGTACTTTTAATATGTCAGCTTGTGTTGATGGTGTTGTTAATGATAATGTGAAATTATTTAAATCGTCTTCATAACCTTTTAAATATAGGTGTATAATTGCAATTTTATTTAATTCTTGAATTAACGCTTTTTGTATTCTATGAACAGCTCTAGCAAAACGAATATCTAAAATAGCTAAGTTTTTACCTTCACCAGTTGATTCATCAAAACCTAGAAAAGCTTTTGGTACTCTCAATGCTGCTAACATTTTCTTTTGTATATACTCAATATCAGCGATTTCTGATAAATTTTGTGCACCAGCTAGTGTTTCAATAGGCATAGCTAAACCAGGATCTCTAACAGGAATAAAATAATCTTGATCGACTGCCAATGGGTTATATCTTGTATCTTGGTTACCATTTTGTGAGTTAACAACGTTGGTTCTTTTGAAATTATTTGCAATTTTATCTACATACGCATCAACATCTTTATCATCCATGTTACCCACAAAAATTTTATAAACTCTTCTTTCTGGCGCTCTAGTTGTACGATAAACTAACATCGCATCTTCAGATAACAACAATTGTTTCCAAATTCTTCTGACTTTTTCAAGTAATGAAGTACCGTATGGTAATTTTCTATCATCACCTAATAATCTAAAGTGAGCGACCTCAAATGAGTTAAAATCAATATTTTTATCTCTCCAATGAAATTTTGTTACTTTTTCATCTTGGTAGTCATCATAACTACTAACTTTCACGAAACCAGGTTCAGATCTGGTGAGCTCAATATTAGGTAATTGGGTACAACCAACAACACCTTTTTTCGGTACAATTTTTGTATAAACAAAATTATCACCGTATTTAACTAAATTTCTAGCCCAACTGGTTAAGTTTGTATTTATATCCAGAACATTTTCAAATAGATTTGTTAGTTCATTCTTAATTCTTGTACTTTCAGAATAAACACTTAATATTTTACCACTTTCATTTGCGGTTGTTGCTTCATCAGCAAAGATATCCAAAGCAACTGATATTTCTGGTGTGTATTCCATAGCCTCATAATCAAAATATGATGCCATTCTAGTTGGTTCATAATAAACCGCTTTTTGATATAATTCATTATCAATCTTTTTCCATTGATTTTGTAAGTAGAAGGTTTGTTGTGCCTCTAATTTTTTTTGATCTAACTCATTTTGATCTAAATTGTCAAAAGATTTTGGGTCGATTACATAAGCTGGTGAGCTTGCTTCATTACCTAAAACACGACCTAATCTTTGAAATACTGTTAATTTTTTTTCCATATTTTTATATTACGTATTCACACTCAACATATGGTGGGTATAAATAATCGTTTTTATCAATAACCCATTCTCTTATTTGTACATATGTGGTTAAGTTATCACTATCAATAGAACATGATGGTTCGTTTAATAATTTACCTTCAAAACGATCTTTAAATACCTTTGATGTTGTATTTTGTCTAACAACACCAGTACCATTTATTTTTGAAATAACAACTCTTTTGGTAGCCATTTATTTTACTATTACAATATTACGAAAATAACCATGAAAAGTCACGTGTATTTTTCAAATTATTATTATTATTTGATAATTCTGTTGGATTATTATAGATTTTACCTGGTTTTGGTTGTGTTGTTATTGTGGTATCTTCAATAATATATGTTGGCGTTTTTTGATAGGTTGTTGTTGATGTCTTCCAACTATCCAACATAGCCTTAGTCATATTATCGGACTCGTGTAGTCTTTTAAAAGACGTATTAGCCACAAATAAACACATACCTAAAGCCATAATTAAATCATCATGCGAACCTTTCATATGATCAGGTCTACCATTTTTATAAATGAATTTTTTTAATTCAGCAATTAAACGTTCACTCCTAATTTTAAAATCACCTCTTGATACAGCTTCCTCTAAAGCCGCAATAATCTGACT